CGCCATGAGGCAGAGGCCCAGAATTGAAGCGGCTGCCGTCAGCCAAAATTCTGTTGTTGCTGGCCCGCGTCGTGATGTTTGTTTTTTTGCTGTCATGTTATTTTTTGTCCGGATTTATTTGATCTAAAAATTGGCGCATTAGAGGTTCATCGCGCTCCTCGCTTGCCTTGTAGGCCATAAAGCCCAGCAGCACAAAAACGAAGGTTGCGCTTGATCCAACAATCATGCCAATGACAAATGCAATAACGACGTCCATCCTTTTTATCTTTCTCGCGGCCTCGCGGAACAGGTAAGTAAACGGTCAAGCTTTTCCTCAATCCTGTCAAGTCTTGCGTGGGTCTCGCAAGAGGTTGTTTTCAGCTTCGCAACATCGACCTCAAGAGTTGACATTTTAGAGGCTCCGTCGTCAAGGAGCTTGAAGATTCTTTTAAAAAACCAACCGCCAACGGCTATCGATAATCCCACCACCACCATAAATAATTGCTCTGTTGTCATTTTAATCGACCTCTTGAACTGTAATTTGAGCATCCAAAAGGGTGATCTCAGGTGCTCCCATAGTGGATTCATCGTAAGTTTTATATTTAATATAATAAGTCACGGACGAGGTAGTATTTGGGGAGTCTAAATAATTCCAAGAAAGCGATGCATAAGAGCCATCACCCATGTTACCGAAATCGTCCGACATGATTGTTTTGACAAGACCGATTTCAGTTGAGTCTCTAAACAATTGAGCATCACACTGCCCCTCCGAATAAGAATTGGCATCATAAGGCACGACGATATTGATATTGCCCCCGATTAAAACCTTGTTGCTCGTCGCGTCCGGAGTAATCGCCTGTGAAATGCAAGTGGCATAACTGGTGTCGGTGGTGCTGGATGTAGACCCGAGCGAATTCCCTAAAACTTGCAAGATCACCCCGCCGCCGCCGCCGCCGCCGCTGGAATTTATCGTCAACGTGTCTCCCACAATTGCCGTGGTCACGTTCGTCCCTCCTGCCACCGTCAGCGTGTCCGAGTCCTCAATTGTTACCGACCCAGAATCGGAATCAACATCAAACGAAGTCATCCCCCCGCCGCCACCAGAAATTGCCACCTCACTTGCTGAGGTGACATGGCCTTGGGCATTGATCGCAATTTGGGCAACGTGGGTGGCGTCGCCATAGGTTGCCGCACTGACGCCGCTCGCGGAATGGTTGAGCGTAACCGTATCCGTCGCGCTCGCCACGCTGGCGAGGTCAGTCCCTCCCAGAATATTTAAGGTATTGCCGTTCTCAATCGTCTGAGCGGGGCCGCTGTCACCATCAACGTCAAACGAGGTCATTCCCCCGCCGCCGCCGCTGGCGGAAAAATCAAGCGTGTCGGGAGTTGAGCAATCAATTACTACCGTCCCGTCGCTAGAGGTGAGCAGCACCGTATCAGAATCAGAAACCGTGAACGTATTGCCGCCGTCAGAAAAATCAAACGAGGTCATTCCCCCGCCGCCGCTAATCGTGGCCTCACTCGCGGAGGTGATTCGGCCTTGGGCGTCAATCGCGACAACTGCGGATTTTGTCGCGCTTCCGTAAGTGCCAGCAGATACCGAGGTATCGTCGAGCTTCAGCGTGATTGTTCCGGATGCCGTCACGGGGCCGCCCGTTGCCGACAATGCCGTCCCCCCTGCGACATCGATTGATGTCACGGTGCCGTTATTGGCCGCCGAGATCACCATTCCATTCCCGCCGCCATTGTCCCGAATGCTGATCCCTGTTCCCTCCGTAAAATAGACGTTGTGAGGGTCGGCGGCTGTTCCTTGAATCAAATCATTTCCGCCAGAGCCGTCTGGAACTTGAAACCGACACGGCACAAGATAGTTCAAATAGACGGGCAGCGTCTTGTAAGTTGTATTGTCAACGGGATTCATGCACCCCACGAAAGTTTGGCCGTGGGAATACTTTTGCCCTCCCGCAATTTGGAAAGTCGCTGGCCCCGTTCCTTTCGTGCTGCCCAGAATATCCACAGCCTCTTGCGACGCCGAGTCAGCTCCGCGAATATAAAAAATAGATTTGATGGTTTCGATTGTAATTTTCCCGGTGCTGTCGTCTCCGTGCAGATAAATATTTTTCCCCGCAACCCAAGTCATTCGATTGGTTCCAGAGTTGTTCGAGAAATCGACCACCGTATCGGCGGCAATTGAGCCATTCGAGTTTGCCTCAACTAGAAGATTGTCAACGCCACCACCACCGCCGCCGCTGGCGATCCAGCTCAAAACCCCAGCACCGTCGGTGCTCAGGACGCGCCCACTTGCTCCATCATTCGGCCAGACATAGGTGGTGCTGTCCGGTGTCGCATTGCACTGATGACCGATAAAACCGCCAACGTCATTCCCTGCCATGCCTCGGGCCAGCTTGAGCAATCCAGAATTCCCGTCGAATGATTGTATTGCGATGCCTTTGGTGGACGCCAAGAAAACTTCAGACAAATGCGAATATATTAGATTTTGATTTGTGTCGAGCCATGCGCCGAGCTGCGGCGACCTGTCCCAAACTAAATCCGTTTGAAGCCAAAGCTCCATGAAATTCCCGCCCTCGCTCATGTCTATGTCAATGCGGTTGGCTGTCGGGCTCCCTGTAATCAGTCGGCCACTTGTTCGCATTAAAATATTCTCAATGAACGTCTTAACCTTTTGCGCCGTGACGCTATGCAAAAACGTCGGGAATGTTCCTTGATTAAAACTGGGCAACCGAGGAAAAGAAAGGCCGTTGATGGAAAAATCAATCTTTGTGCCAAGGTTCCCCGTGGCCGGATTATTTCCGTGTGATCGATCTTCAATCGCAATTTTTCCAGATGAGCCCATTATTGTGCTTTGGTTTGGAACTGGGTGCGCCCCCAAATATTACCCGCAAATCTTTCAAGGGTTGATTGCGCCACATAAATCAAGGTTCCGCCGCTCACATAGCCCGTATAAGTTGTATAGGTCGGAATTGAGCTCGCGTCAACGTATTGTAAAACCGTCAGGTCGGTAGCATCGTTCACGACCCTAAACATTTGATTTGCAACATCAAGATCGGTGTAAGGGTCAGTGGTCAAGGCATATGCTGTCGTGGATTTTATGGTGGCGTTCAGGGATTGAGGGCTGCGAAAATTTCCCACCGCGTCATCATTGTAATAACCGGGAAACGTAAAAACGCCTTCATTGTAATCTGACCAAGAATCGGGAATCGTTGCAAATTTTTTTGTCCATTCCACCATCTCACCGCCCAAGGCTCTGGGCATTGTTTCTTCTACTAAATAGGCAATTGAATCTACTGCGGTTGAGCTGGTATGGGTTGCGGTTACGGTTGCCCCTGTAAAACTCGTCGAGGTTTTTGCGGTGTAAGGGATCGTCTCCGAATCAATCTTGACCTTGCCGATACTCGGAAACCCTGCGGTGCTGACGACGGGTAGAACCGTGTCGCTCGCCCCTATGCCGCCCGTGAGGGTCGTTGATGCCATTGCGGTGTCAAGCGTTCCCGTGGCAAAATTAGCTTGATTGATTGCAAAATCTTGCTCGTAAAAAATCGCCGTTTTATTTTGCTGAATGGGGTAAATAATTCGCGGCTCGCTAGAGAGTCGGCTTTCCGTTGCCCAATTCGCTGAAGGTGCGTCAAACGTGATTGCCATAATTTATTGATTTGTGAAATACCCTTTGACCGTCCTGTCAATGCTGCCGAGCTTTTTATCCATGCTGTTAAAAATGTCCATGTCCAAGCCTCCCCCCGCGCTGCGTCGTGCGATGCCGCCCGCCTCGCTTAATTTTTTGACGGCCTTTTCTACTTTCGAAACCTCCACTTTAGTTTCCTCCCGCTGCCTCTTGGCATCAACAGCAAGTTGCTTTTCTTTCTCTGCCATTTTTTTCATAATGGCAATTGCCTTTTCCTCTCCAAGTAACTGTGCGAGATGCGACCAGACATTGCCCCCTGTGCCCTTGCCCATGCCGCCAGTTCGGGAAAACTCCTCAAGCTCTTTTGAGATAGAGCCAAGCTCACTCTCAAACAACCTCCCCGACTTGATGGCTTCAAGAATCTCCTCCTCGGTTGCAAGGCTCCTCCCCGTGAGCGTTGTCCCCGCCTTCACCGACTCCCAATCATCTGCGCTCATCACGCTCAAAAGCTGCTCAAGGACGCCCTGAGTTTTTTCGTCATGAGTGAAAATGCTGCCTTTCTTGGTCGCCTCTTCGGCCATCTTTTTAATCGCTTTTTGAGACTTGGCATTGTCGAGAGCTTTTTGTTGGGCGTCCTTCAGCTCTTGCCCCGTTAACGGCTTGCCCGTCTTGATGTTGATAAATGGCTTGCCCGTGTCGTCCTTGACTGTTTTGTTATAACTCTCCCCCGCTTCCTTTGAATCTTTCTCCGAGACTGTCGCCGTCAACTTTGTCTTTCCCCAAAAATCTGACATTTTTTTGAGGCTCTCGTCAACTATGACGACGGGCAAAGGGATTTGAAAATTGCCCATTGCTTGAGCGAGCTGGGCCATTTGCTCCGATGGATTTCCTGCGTTGATTTTTGCAATCTGCCGTTCGCCAATTTTTAAATTCTCCTCGTGCATTTTTTTGGCGTCCTCGGCTCCCTTTGCAAATTTCTTTTCTAGGTCGCTCCGCTGGCCGCTCGCGTGCGCTGCCACCGCCGCCGCCTCGGCTGCTGCTCGCGCTGCCGCCTCTTGGGCCGCTTGCTCCGCTGGCAACCCCTTGCCCAATTGCCCGAGCTTCGCTTGAACCTCGTTGGCGAAATCAGTGCCAAAAGTTTTCTCCATGAGCTTGAAAAGATCAATATTCCCCTTGCCGAGCTCAACATAAAATTTTTCGAAAGAATCTATGCCGCCCGTTTTCATCAGCTTTTCAAGCTGCTCCCTATTGATGCCGCCTTTCATTAGAAGTTCGCGGCCCTCCTTGCCGAAAGTGGAAATTTCCTCCTCTGACTTTTGGAGGAGCCCTTGAAGCGTGCTTGAGATTGCTTTTCCTACGCCCGATTCTCCCATCTGATTTGATCTGAAAAGCTCCATCAATTCTTTTGCTGAAACATCGGTGCCGCCAGCAAATTTCAAGTGAGGCGATTGCTTTTTCATCCGCTTCCGTTCGTCGCTTAATAATTGAGCCATCCGCTCCAAGGCCGTTGCGGTTATCCCGCCGCTGGCAATCCTTTTCAGCTCCTCCTCTGTTTTGGTCAGTTCCTTGGCTCGGCCCTCTCTCTTTGCCTTGGCAACGGCGGCTTTAGCTTCAGCGGCAGCGACTCGCTCAATTGAACGCTCGGCGGTTAGCCCGATGGCCGCCAGTGCATCCCCGATCCGAGCCCACCCGTCAACCACTGTTGACAGCAACTTGACCAGAGATTTGAGAACCGTATTAAGAATCTTAAAAACTCCCATCTTGGAAAGTGCCGCATACCAAATCGCCGTTGCTTTCCCCATGTCAAGCAGCACCATCAGAAAGTCAAAGAGAATGTCTAGGAAATCGCTCACCGCCGATTTGCCTTCTCCCTCAAATGCTTTTTTCATGGCAACGGCAACCCTCTCAACTCCCTCCTTAAACTCATCCCACGGGAGTTTCTCGATCATTGTAAATATTTCGTCGATGATTGGGCCAATGGCCTTGAGAATTGGCACCAACATTTTCCCAACCATTATCTTGAAAGCCTCCCACCGTGATCCCATTTTTTTAATCTGGAAATCGAAAGTGTTTTCCATAGTCTCAAACGCCTCCCCGGCTGCGCCAGAATTATCGGCCATTTCCTTGATCGCTGCACTCAGCTTTTTCCCTCCGTCAGCTGTCATTGAGAGAACCGCCTTGGCTCCCTCCATTCTGCCCAGTAAAGTTTTCATTTGACCAACATTGCCCCCCGTTTTTTCTTTCAACTCCATGAAAACATTTAGGATGCCTCCCGGCTTTTTCATGTCCTTTTGGAGCTTTTCAAAATTGACCCCGAGCGACCTCGCCAACCCTTCAGCTTTCTTTGTCGGCGTATTGATCGAAACTATTGCGGAAGAAATTTGGGTCATTGCCTCCGAGGTTGGAACCCCTGTCGCCGTCAACGCGGCAACTGATGCCATCACATCCTTGAAAGAAACCCCGGCAGCTTTTGCCACGGGCGTGACGACCGCAATGCTCTGAGATAATTGCTCAAAATTTGTTTTGCCGAGCTTCACCGCCGTGAACATATCATCAGCCGCTTGAGCTGCTGAGACGTTTTCCCGCCCATACGCATTGATAACCGAGGTAATTCCGTCCACCGCTGTCTCTAAATCAGTCACGCCGCCAATTGACGCCTTTGAGGCAACTTCCATGAACTCAAAAACATTCTCTGCAGGGTAGCCCGCAGAAATGGCTTGATAGAGAGCGGGAACCGCCTCCTCGGGCAAAATCCCCATCGTTTTTGACAGCTTCAAAACATCCTCCTCCATTTTGCCCATCGCCTCTTTAGATATTCCCGGCATCAACGTAAAAACTTCGGCCATCCCTTTTTCGAACTCAACGAATGTCTGCGCCGACTTGACCATTAACGCCCCCAACGCCGCCGCGACAGCGGCCACAGCCGCCGCTCCAACCTTTCCGAAACTAGAGAGGGCAGAGCCAAGCTTCCCGACGCTTTTTTCTGATCCCGAGGTATCGAGGCCAAGCAGCCCCGTTATTGAAAACTTAGCCATGCGCTCGGCTCCTTTCTGCTGCTTTATTCGACTCAGCTAAATACTGCTTTTTGCAAGCGTCGGCGTGACGGCTAAAGAGGGGATTTTTTGCGCCCTTTCCCGAGCTTGCCTCCATGCGCCGCCCCATTGCGCTGCCAAGGGAACTGGTGACGAGCAACGGAACATCAAGAATCTGATCAAGAGGCCAATGGTATTGAGAGGCAAAAACATCCACCATGGAGGAAACCCAAAGAACAGAATTTTCGTCGGCATCGTCAGAGCGTGCCCCCTGACTCATTAGCTCCATACTTTCTGAAATTAATTCTGCCAGCTCCTCGGCGTACCATTCCCATTTAATCCAAAAATATTTAAAAGCAAAAAACCGCCCCAAAAAAATTGACGGCGTGAATTTTGGGCTCAACACCCAGAGGGCTCGCAAAACCGACTCGCGGCCAATGGGTGACGAGCCCCCAATGAAAGGAGATTCGACGGCATCCAAAAAGAGGAGCCGCCGAATCGAGAAAGGGGCTACTTGGAACCTCCCAACCTTAACGGGTTGAACGAGGAAAACCAAAGACGCCTCTTTTTGGTCTAGCTTTTTAGCTGCCGCAAGTTTCGGCTTGTACTCCTCCCACAATTGCGCGGAGGTTTTCATTTGCCGAGCCTTAATTTATTTTCTCATAAAACGAAACGCTGCATTTCGCGTAGTCGCCTTGACTCTGCGCGTCGCCGATTTCGGTGATCACATAAGTCCCATTGTTGCGCCCGTTGGTTGTTGACGTGACGATCTCATGGCCGATGGACGGGTTGGGTGCCGTTGCGTCTGAATCAGTTGAGTATTGCAATGTTGCCGATCCCTCAATCCTGTTCGGCACAAGAGTCGAACCTAGCGGCTCACCATTGCTGTCATTTATGTCAACGCGGTTTGACCCGTAAGTAAAAGTCGCGTTTTCCATAACGTAGGTAATTGAGTTGATGGTGACAGGAGAATCTTGGATTCCAAAACTTTGGGTTCCGTCTGAGGTGATTGCCATATTTTAGTTTTCCTTGTTTTTTTATATTAAACAGTCGGCCTTTCGGCGCGTATTTTATCAGCTAGGCCAAGCGTCGTCCCGAATAGCAAACCGAACATTCCAAGAGAGTTCACTAATATTAAAGTCGGCGTCTGTCAAGTAAGAACAGCCCCCCGGCTGAAGCCATTTTAAATCATAATAAGGCAAGTTTGAACTGCCCCAATTTGCCCCGCTATATAAAAGCTCGGCCCTGACTTTTGATCTGTAGGTTGCGTGATCGCTTGCGCCTCCTGCCGCGTTGTCTGTAACAACACGCACATTAAAAGTTGCATTGAGGTCAACAAAATCTTTTGTATTCGGTGACGCGCCGCCCCCGCGCAGTGATGTCACTGGGTCGGATTGGTCTGCCACAAACTGAACCTCAAGCCGCGGGGCAACAAGGTCGGTTGCGTTTACGGTCGTGAAAACGTCAATGCTCGTCGCCGTGTTAAGAAAGGTGGCGGCGGCACCCTCAAAATGCACCTCAAAATCCAGAAGGTCATGCAAGGAGCTTGCGGCCATTATCTGCCCCGCGAATATCGAGAAACACAATCAAGCGTCAACGACACATTTCCGTGACCGATGAAAGTTGACTCGACTTTAAAACTGTTTGTGCCGTCGCTCACAACCCAGCCCTTTTTCGGATAGGTAGAAACGCCATTGATGTTAAGATAAAAGCGGGTGTCAAGCGTCACCTCCCGCCCGTTTTCCTGAACCGCAAAAGCGTCCTGCAAAGCTCTCTTGGTTGCGGTGAATTCCACATCAGCACTTGAAGCGGGCGAAATAACTGTCAGCGTTACTTGGAAATCATTTAAGGCGAAATCCATATCCGCCGAAAGCATTGCGGTTGTGTAGCTTGCCATCTTAAAAGACTTCCCTCACCTCTAAAGCAATAGCCAAGCTCTAGGGTGAGGGAAGATTATTCCCCCCCAAACGGTAGCCTTATGCGCCTGAGATTATTTCACCAGCGTTCGCATTAATAATTATCTCGTCGCACGAATTGCGGACGCGGATCACATTGGCTGGCGGTTGTTCCGTGCGATAAGTTTCGGAAACAAAATCGCCGCCGCGCTCGGTGTAACACATCGTGCGACCGATGCCGCCATTACTCAGCGGGCCATCAGCAATGGACGCAACGTAAAAACTCGTTGTCGGCCATATTGCGGAGCGGCTGGCGGTTTGTCCTTTCATTGCAGAATTATAGCGGCTGTTGCAAATCACAATGCCATTAACACCAAGCACGCGGGCAACTTGATCCTGTGACCAGAAAAACGCACCGCTGCCGTTGATGAGATTCCGCATGTCATCGGTTTGCGTCATCTCTTGATAAAGAGATGCCTCTATAATTAGCTGAATATTTTTTGTGATGCCGTCAGCGTTTAGCCGCAGCACAGCGTTGCCAATATCCGCAATAGGTGTCGCGCTGGCAACTACTGACATGGCCGCGGTTGCTGCGGTAGAATTGAATCCCGATCCCGATAAGGCACTGGCAACGCGAATTTCGTGCCCAACCATTAGATCGTCGGCAAGCTGATTCGCGGCAACTGAAACAATATCCAAAAGGGCATCTGTCTCGGCCTCGGCGGTGTTGATGTCGTCCAAGGAATTTTCAACACCGTACTCTAGGCAAGAAAATGTGGCAGAGGTATACTCACCAGACACTTGAGCAAAGTTTGAACCCGCGGCCCTTGGCTTGGATGCGTCGTTGTCATATTGCGCTGACTCAACTTTTACATATTTGCCTTGCCGAATATTGACAGGTTGGAACGGTAAGATTTGTGGCCCAGCATACACTTGCCGGTCTACCGCGTTGACCACCTCTGAAATCACTGGCTGAAATGAGGCGGCGGATGATGCGAACATACTCATAATTTATTTTCTCCGTTTAATGGGTTAAGCAAAAACGTGATTGTGAATCAGAACCTCGATCACATCACCATCAGCGGATGAGGCTTGAAGCGCATAGCCGATTTTAACATTAGTGTTATCGGTTCCGATTTTTCCGGTGCCGTTTGTATAAACGATGGCATCTACGGCAATCGTATCGCCGCCGCAAAGGCACTCCATTGTGCCGCCCGAATTGATTAGCTGAACATTACCATAACCGCTGGCGGCTACGTCTTCAGTGACGGCCCCAATCACATGATCGGTGGCGTTATCGCCCGCAACACTAATCGTTCCTGACGAATCAAGAGCCACTAGGCTGTAGGCGTCTATTGCGGCAGCCGTCGCTTGAAACGTGCGGCCACTGGCTTGTGATGTTGTTGAACCCATTTTTTAATTTCTCCCTGTGGTTTAGTTGTTAAAATATTCTGGATGCTTTTTCCCAACCTCAAGCAACGCGCTTGATCTGGTCATGGTTTCATTGAGCTCCAAAACCTCTTTTACAGCCTTTTCCTTGAGAGCTTTTGTGTTTTGCTCCTCGGAAATTTCCTCGTCGGCGGCATCTTCAGCAATTGGCTCCTCGCCAGCAAGCAACTCCTTGAGCGTTGCGATTTGCTCCGAATGGCTCTGAAGCTGCTCGCTCATTTTGGCAATCAGTTGATCGCGTTCACTCAGCCTTCCCTCAAGCTCGGCAATAACGGCGTTGTCAGCCGTTGCCCCAACAGCCTCCTCGGCTGGCTCGGTAAATTCGGCGTCCTCCTCTAGCACCTCGACAGGAATCGAAAGCTTTTTGCGCTTTTTCTTTTTGGGCTCTGAGGCATCCGCTTTCGCTTTTTGCGCTTGCTCCATTTCCCCCGCTTCTATTTTTTGTCGCTCAAGCTCCTCGCTTGCCGCAGTTGTGAACTCTGTTTTCATTATTTTTTGTGTGGTTTTTATTTCTGAAAAAAGGCTGCTGTTGGCGGCTGGATTGTCTACGAAATCCGCAGACATAACCCGCACAACTTCAACCGTGGGCAATTCGTATTGCGAGCCCTCGGGCCTTTCGTCCCATCCATCAAACTCTAGCTCGGTGTCGTCGCTCATCTGCCAAAATAGCCGCGCCTCGAAAACAAGAGACACCCCAAAATTTTCGGGCAATATTTCGGCCATTTCAAAAAGCCGGGAAAACGCCTCTGGCTGATAATTTCGGAAAGAATTAAAAGCTTGAAACTGCCGCGCCTTCAATTTATATTTTCTTTTCGGCCCCGTCTGCTTTAACCCCGCCTCCTCGCGTTCTTTTGCGCGTTGAATCTTGGCGGCTCGCTCCGCTCTCGCATCCTCTTTCGCTTGCTTGCGATCCTCGGGCGCAATATCGCTTTCGGGGTCAATCTTTGTCTTGCGTCGATCCTCGCACCAATCGGAGCTGTAAGGCGCGTGTTCACAGCCGCCATCAAGATAAAAGCCAGAGAAAAACCCGACCTCAGTATTAAGGCGGTCGTCCTGCGCATTTGTGTGAGTGATGTACGCGGGCAAGGATTTCCCTTGTAACGCTTGCGCGGCCCCTTCAAGAGTTTTGCGCGTAATCAAAACGCCGTGGCCCTTGGCCTCGCCCTCCTCTAAAATTGAAACGTCTGACATGGTTCCCGCCTCAACGTCAACCCCGCGAAATTCCTGCACGTTTTCGAGCCGTGCCCGCATTTCGAAAAGGTTCACCGGGGAACTCAGGCCGAGTTTTTTCTTTGCGCCGTCAAAGAGCGGCCCCGCTGCATTGAAAATTTCAGTTTCGCCCGTTTGAGCGGCTCGCGTTCTGATAGCCCGCAAGCCGTTCAAGCTCACCGTTTTGAAATCATCGGTGAAGGGATATTTGTAATGGCCTTTAGTTTCTGGGTCAGCGTCTGGGTCAACTCCAAGAAACCATTTTCCGTAGTCGGCAAACGAGTGCGCCTCCAGATAGGAATTCTCAACGCCCGCGCTTGGGCCGTCCCATTCTTTCGATTGGCTAACCTTTCCCGCTTTTATCAAAGACGCCGCGTGAGAGCGTCCTTTTGCGTTGAGGCTGGCTTGAAGCTCTAAAACTGCGCTACGCATCAAGGCTTTTTATTTTTCGCGGTCGCCGGGGTGTCGCCGTCCTGCTGCCCTTTGACCCATTTTTGCTCCATTGTGGTAAGTTCAGCAAGCAGCTTGGGGCTCGGCTTTTTCAAGTAGGCTAAAACTTTTTCTCTCATAATAAATCTTGCTCCTCTTGGTCGGCTGCCGCTGCGCTGGAAATATCAGCGTAATTCGCGGATGTGTTCACGTTGTAAAAATTCATGAGTTCGAGATAACTGTCAAGATTAAATTCCTCGGCAAGCTGCTTTGCTGTTAAAATATTTTGAGCCTTGCGGCGCAGCTGCGCCTCTGCCGTTTCTCCAAACTGGCTTGCCACATCGTCAAGAGTGAGCGCACCCATTTGCAAATATTTAGCATCGGACGCAACTTGGGCGACCCTGTTAATCCAGCGAAAAGCGGGCAACTGCCAGCGCACGTTAAAAATCTCGCTTTCGTTTTTCGGCATTGGCAGCTTTCCATCAGCGATCCACCTTTTAATTTTCCATTGCCAAATGCGGTCAAGAACCTGAGTTAGTGCCCGCTGATCCTCCTCAACGGCTCCTTGATATTGCAGAACCAAGCCTTGCGAGGCACTGAAGGAACTTTCTCCGATGGTTGCAAGAATCATCTCAACAGGAACGCCGACCGACGCCCCGACTTGGCGCAGCTTATAAATGCACCAATCGATGCCATCCACATTTGGGCGGCCTCCTGCGCTGATTGTTTCGATTGATTCCCCCGGCTCCAGATAATGAAAAGTTCCCGGCTCAAATCGCTGAAGCCTCCCGGCGGTATCTTGTTCGCTTGGGTTCATGCGGTCAACAATCTCAAATTGCGCCGCGCCCTCCTTTTTAACAACCGCCGAGAGCGACGCCGAAACCTTTGCCGAAATCATTTCGATTGTTTCGTATTCGTCCAAATCCTGCAACGCATTGACGGCAGACGCCAGCTCGGGAACCCCCCGCCATTGGCTCGGCCTGATCCTCTTAAAAAATAAAATCATGTTGCGGGCTGGAATGTTTACAGTATTTTGCAACATCCCATTGACGCGCTCGCCCACCTTGTAAGAAACGGGACGCCCTTGCTTGTTTATGATGACCCCGTTTTTGTCTGGGCTTTGCTCAGTCCATACGGAGCGGGAATAATCGTTGCCAATCCTGTTCCCCTCAAGTAATTGAAGATGCCCGCTTCTGGTCAATAAAACGCCTATGTCGCCATAAAACAAAGTGCTGTCAATGATCTCCTTTTGAACGGTCGCCATGTCCATCGAATTAGTAACCTCGGGATATTTTGCCCACTCCCTCCAAAGGGCCGTTGCTGTTGCGTTAAAATCTTGATCGTTTGTTTGCGGCTGCGGATTAATCCCCGCGCCCACAATGTCAGTTTTTCGGAGCCGTGAAATTGCTTTGACGACGGGATTGTTTCGCTTGAAATTCATCAATGTCGAAATCAGTTTGTCGCGGTCGTGGCTGTTGAGCTCAATTTCCTCCTCGCGCAACGGAGTCAGCCCGCGGTTTTTTCTGTTCCGCGTTTGCTTCACCGCATCATAACCAAACAACATCTGCGCCGCCGCCTTGGCTCGCTTAAAAAATCCTGCCTTTCCGTTTACTTTTACTTTCATAATCAATTCCAACTTTTAAAATCCATGCGATTATAGCCGCGAGCATTTGCCGAGTTGCCCGTTGTCCTCAAAAGTATGAGCCGCGTCAACCTCTCAATCTCCTCCCAAAGCTCGTGGCGCGTTTCGTAAGTAAAAAGCCTGTCGCCCAGTGTGTACTGCTTTGTGGGCGACGTTGAAATTGTAGTGTAAGCCGTAATCAAATTATCTCGGGCCGTTGTTAAATCTGCAACTGAGTAGTTTGCTGCCATAATATTTTTTTATTTTAAAGGGCCAATCTTTAAATGAGGATACGCCGCCGCAATCGCTTTGGCAACTGAATGCCAGCGACTGCCAACGGCCTCCTCGTAATACCTCATGCGTCCGTTCATTGCTTTTTGGACTGCGCCCGCGCCCTTGGTGAAAGGGTTGAACGTATTCGTTGAACTTATAGTAAAACTAATGGAAGGGTGATTGCCCCGCAGATTTTTTTTCCCGGTATAAGTTTTTGACCATTTCGGGCCGCGGCTGGCCGCCACCCCGAGGCCGCCGCTTTTGGAATACGCCTCTTTTAGTTTTCCCTCGTCGCGGCCCCACCCCGTGGAAAAGCGGCGCAACTTTAAAAATGCGCCTACTCCATAATATGCGGCCTTGCTGAGTGCA